CAAGTAAGGATATGCAAGATAACCCAGACTGTTCGCAGCATTGCAACCTTGTCTGCTTTGTTGTTATCATCATACGCCTTACTGCCTATTGCCTTGCACCAGTATTCCCACATCATGCTGCTGTTAAGTCTACAACCTCACAGACACCTGCCGTGCAAGCAAGTTCACGTCCACCTGATGTCGTATCCTCTTTCTCAAACTCCTGCAGCAATGACCAGTCTACACTTTTTGGCATCTTTGTCAAGAACTCTTTGTAAGTTTCTGCATCAATGTCCTGATAAGGTGCTTGCTGATATGTATGCTCACTGAATGGCAGGAAGCTAATACCGGACACCTCATCAAAGTGTTCATAGACCCATGCACCTACATCCATCCACTCACCTTCTTTCACAGAGATTGTTACAGATGGTTTGTGTTCACACCAGTGACGCTGATAAGTAAGCCATAACTCTAGCTGCTCAATAGCTGTCATTGCAGTGCGTGTTACTGCACCCTTTGGTGACTTCATTGGGAAACTAAACACTGTTGTGCTGTCAGGCTTCATGACATCAGGCTCTGAAGGAATACCCTGTGCTGTAAGAAACTGTGTCAGTGGGTCTTTGTTATCACCACGCACTGTCCGAATGTAGTATGGATTATGACGAGCATGAATACCACTAGCTGCATCAACAAGCTGTGACACAGTGCCTGATGGTTTGACGCATGTTACAGCAGCAGATTGGGGAATGCCAAGTTGTTTTGCCATAGCAGCATTAGATGTGATAGCAACATCACGAAGCATTTCCAATGTTCCTGCGAGTGTGTTCTTACCCCGATTGTTAAACTGTGACAGTGCTGCACAATCCATGATACCTGTCAATGATACACCTAGCAAACGCTCTTCTTCTGTGTTTGTCTTCCATATCTTACGAAGATATTTGAAGTCAGTAAGCGTAGCTTGAAATGTGCCAAGAATTGTAGCAAGTCGAACCTTCTCTTTTAGTGTCTCAACAGTGTCATTCTCACGTGCTACTACCTCTGACAGATTACAGAACTGATATGGACGCAGAATAATCTCGCTACATGGATTGCACCCAAAGTCATGTTCAATGTCACGCCGACCATTCTTGGATGCTTGCATTTTTGCGGATTGCCTGTTAAATATACCACGCTCACCTGACTTGCTCTCATACAATGACAACCATTCACGCATGAATGTTCCCATCTGTGGCTTCTCTTTGTAGGCAACGCTGTTGTTTGCCAGCGCACGTTGCCCTTCATTCTCCCACCACATACCTGCCTTTGCGTGACGCATCTGGTCATCGTTCAAGTTAGACAGGCTGATGAGTGCGCTACGGCGAACACCACCTACAACAACAACCTCACCAATCTTACACATGATGTCGTGGCATTCAATCGGATACAGCCTACGACCTGCAGCACCTTTGAACTTCTCAATGCAGAAGTTAAACAGTTCAACAAGAGGCTGTGGACCAGAGGCACGACCACCAAATGTCTTGAGCCTTGCACCTGCAGGACGCACTTCACTCACATCCCACTTTGGAATCTGTCCAGAGTAGAGCATTGCAAGTAGTTCTTTCAGAGACTTTGCCCAGCCCGGACGACTGTCACCAACTTTGATTACAGTATCAGTATCATGAAACTCTTCATTGACAATGGGCAGCTTCTCAACATGGTGTCGCTCAACACTGAAGCCTACACCTGTGCCACACATAAGAATATACATTGTCTCATCAAAAGCACGTGGGCTATCAACTGGAACATAGGAACAGTTGTAGCCACCTACATGGCATCGGTCAAGGGCAGGGCCAGCAGTCATCAATGCTCTCATACTTGGCATGACTTGCTGTGTAAGCACTGCCTCTTCCAGTTCGCCGCGCAGTTCATCTGACAAAACATATTTATGTTTCTTTTGCAGATGCTTTTCCATGTAGTCAAAGTATCTTGATACTGTTTCTTGCCATGTCTCACGCCGTTGCTCATCCTCTTTCCATCTGGCATAGCGGGACAGTGCTATAAAGTTTTGATAGTCGGTTGGTAAATAGTTATTCATGGGGTCACTCCTGTATTGTCTTAATATGTTTGATAACAGCACCATCTACATCATAGAAGTATTCCTGTATGCTGTCCTCTATTTCAACTGCTACATCACCGTCAGCAGGAACGGGGTATTCATCAGGGTCAATGTCTATTGTTACAAATACTTTAACTCTCATCTCTGACCTCAATTAGTTTTTCCAAATACCATTTTGCTTTCTTCAAATCTTCGGAACCATTTTTATAGCGATACCGCCAGAGGTATTTCATGATGTTTCCCTGTAGGTAATACTCAAAGCCTTCCTCTGTAGCAGCACAGATAGCATCTATACACTCAATACCTGCTTGATTGTAGTGAGGTGGGCTATTGACCATATCACTTTGAGCAGCAGCCTGTTTTTGTTTTTCTTCTATCTCTCTTATAACTTTTCCATAGTCATTCATCATGCGTTTCCTTTCGGCTTAAAGTCAACAGTTAATATGTTACCCTCTTTGTTTATTACTGTAGCTTTATCTTCTACTACATCTTCATAGTCTTTGTCAACAACTTCTACGACATAGGAATGCACAAGTTCTCTAAACTCTTCGTTCAGTTCCATAACTGGAATAGAGGATGCAACCATCTTACAAAAATGCATCATGCCACTGTAGTCATCGTCACCTAGTTCGTTATCAGGTGATGTGATAACTGCTAAATCTATCTCGCCGTTCCAGCTTCCACTATAGTCAGTCAGGGGACGAATGCGAACCAAAAAATCATTACCCTCAATGCTAAATTTATTTTCCATTACTTACTCCTCTTTACTTTTGTTCCATTAAACTTGATAAACTTAGGATGTGTGTTCTTTCCTTTTTCTTTTAGCCAATCTTCGGGAATGATTCTGTCATAATACCTAAAGCCATATTTGATACACCATTCTGCGTATGAAGACTTTGCTCCCTTGCGTAGCTTTCTTCTACTGTTTTCAAACACAAAGCGTATATCCAGCTTGGGATGTTGCTTCTTTACTGCAAGATGCTTTCTCCTATCTGCTGCTGTAAACATGCCTTTAGTTTCTATTATAATTCCATTATGCAGCACGAAGTCTGGAGTGTATGTTCTGTATGCAAGGTCTTCCCACTCAATCTTAACTTGCTCATAGAGATACTCTACGTTCTGTTCGTTAAGTGATTCAGCAACCTTGTATTCAAGACCACTACGATACCCTTTCTTTCGTGCTGCAATAAATTGTTTTGCATTAGGCATTACTTATATTCTTCTGCTAGGCTAACATATGGAACTAGCTTTGGGTCTTTAGCCTGTGACTTAACAGCCGGACGTTCTTCTAATGTAGGCCAGCATGAAAATCTGTAGGAACAAAAACCACAGTTGCTATTCAATACAAGATTGCCAGTTTCCTTACCTCTAAATGTTTCTGGCACAGCTTCAAAACAACGCTCGAACTTATTGTCTTTTATCTTCTGAACCGTATCATTAACATAAGACATTTCTTGTTCTATGTCAAGGTTAGTGGCTGGCACATACTTAAACTTTCCATTAGCCTTGTTAACTACCCACCAGCCACCAGCTTTCTTGCCAGACGCTTTTGCATAGCCAGCTAACTGTGCTACATATCCAAAGCCATCACCCTCTTTTAGTTTATCAAAGGATTCAAACTTGTATTTGTAAGACCAGTCAGAGGCAGACTTTACATCATCAACGGAACCATCAATAACAATATCATATGTTCCATTGATGGATGCATTGTCCAACTCAAGAGTAACTGAATCAGAGTCTTCATACTGCACTCCTGCTTCTTTAAGTAAGCCTTTGAAGACAGCTTCAACGATGTCTCCAATCATCATGTTCATTACGAATGTGGTTGGCCGTGGCAACGCCTTCTCTGGTTCGTTCTTCTCATACCAAAGCTGGCAGCTTGGCCTACCAATGTTAGACATTCGCAAACCAAACTCTTTTCGTTTGTTACCACCGCCAAACTGACGTTGCAGTGCAGCAGCTACATCTTCTGCAACCTGTTTGATAGTTGCTTCTGACATAGTGGATTGGCCATTAGCGGCGTTCTCCATATACTGGTTCAACGCCAGTTCAGCTGGATGGTTCATTACGCTGCG